TCACTTCTGCACCTCCTTCGCTGCGGCATCAAAGAAGCGCTGAAACTCTGCCGCAGTGACGCGCACCATGCCCGCCGGAGCCTTCTGCGAATGCCCCATTTCCAGCGCGTAGGCGTAGGGCAGATTGTTGGTGAAGTAAACCGATTTCATGCCCACCTTAAACCGCTCAATCACCAGCGCGCCGCGCGCTATCGTTTCGGTGCCGGTTTTGTCGTACACATCAAGCGTACCTTCCGGCAGGCTGTTTAATCCAATTTGCCAGTTGCCACGAAAGCGCCCGGTTAACACAGGCGACATCATCACCAGCCGAGTGTGGATGCCCAGAAATACCTTCCTGATCACCTGTTCCTGGTTGGCCTTCGCTCTGTCAACAAAGGCATTGATGGAAGCCATAAAAGCGGCGTTTTCGCTCATGTCATGTCCTCAGTTGCGCGCGGTAACACAACACCAGATCGGCGGGTTTGACCGGGTTCGGGTTTACGATGCGGTATTGCGTGCCGTCGATATCCACCAGATCGCCCACCAGCAGCTCCTGATCGGCGGTAAAGACGATCCGCACGTCGCCACCGATGATGATTGTGCCGTCCACCTCTGCGGGCTTGTAATCGCTGCGAACGCCGACGGCATCGAAGCGGATTTCTGGCCGTACGTGCTCCACTCCGGCGATCACCTCAACCCCGCCGGGCCGGGTTACCGTCCAGGTGGTGCCGTAACCATGCAGTAACCGTTCGGCACTGCTTCGTTTTCTCTGATATTTAACGGCCATTACGCACGCTCCGCCGTTGTGTTGATGGCAAATCCACGCCCACCCACCAGCTCATCCAGTACGGCCATGACGGCAGGATAGGATGGCGTAAAGCCCCCCCGTCCGGTATGGCGTAAGTGGTGCTGACAGCGCCGGATACGGATTCGCTTTTCACGGGTGCCTCGCGGACGCTTGCAAGCAAGTCGCCCTCAATTGCCTCAACGGCCAGCATGCACTGCGCATTAATGACCGCTCGCGGTATCTCATCATCGGGTAGCTCATAGCCGTCGACATAAACACCGGCGCGCGGCCATGACAGCTGCTGCGTTGCGCTGGCGCGGCGTCCATACCAGCTCAGCCCTTCCAGATAATCCATTGCCCTGATAAGCAGCGGCGCTGTTTTTTCCGGTAGTGCGATGTCCCGAGCTTGCGCAAACGTCATCAAATCGGACTCACTTGCATAACTGTTGAAGTCTGGAGAGGTGATATCTGTGTTGATCATAAAGAACCAGAATGGGGCTTTCGCCCCATGTGTTTATGTTCAGGAAGATGTCGAGAACGTCAGGGTGTCGGTTTTTGCTGTAATCCCGTCAACCTCAGCGGTAACGGTAAACACTCCCTCCGTGTCAGAGGTCAGCTTCACTTTTGCCCCACCAGCAGAGCCCGTTGTGGAAGTATCAGCAGAGAGCTGGCCGCCATCAGATGACCATTTGACGGTCGCCCCCGGGATGCCGCTGCCGTTTCGTGAGTATTTCAGGGAGATGGTTACCGCATCAGTATTGTCAGCAGCCGCGGTGGTTTTATCTGCTGACAGCATTACTCCCCCGGCGCGGACTCCAGCTTGATCAGCACACCTGCGGTGGATTTATTACTGGTAAAGTGTTTCTTCCAGTTATCACCGGTACCGATACTGGTTAAATCCGGGTTGCTGCCACCGGCAGTTGCATCCCAGCTGTAGCCCAGCAGTTCAATATTTACGGTGCCTTCGGCACGATAACCCACTGCCAGGTTCTCCTGGTCATTAATGTTGTAGGAGCGAAAACCAGGCGCCTGAGATTCAACAATGGTTACCGCACCGGCCACCAGCCCCAGGATGGCATCGGCATCCATCGAGTCAGTGACCAGCACTGGTTTACCCAGCGTTCCAGGCTGGCCGCCGTAGACAACAACCCCCGCTTCTTCGTAGATTTTGTCCGCAATCGCTTTATCCACGATGTCGAAATAAGTGGCGGAATGCATCACAAAAAGCACGACGCGGTTAAATTTATCGCCGTATTTACGCAGGCCGCGCGTCAGCGTTTTCTTGCCGTCAGTATCAATGTCAGCAGTAACCACCATATCCGCATTGGCTCCAATCGCCGCGATCAGGCTTTTCAGACCATACTTCACATAACCCTCAAGCGTGGCATCGGCCACATCAACGCCGATAACCTCCGAGAATTCGCTCACATCGCGACCACGACGCTTGAACGCCTCTTCAGTTGTTTCATACGGGCCATATTTCCACGGTGCTTTGACAGAAACGGCCTCACCGGCACCGATTTTTTTGCCGGTTACTTTATCCGTGGAATTCACATCACGCGCTTCAATGCTGCCGCCTACTTGGTAGAAGGCGCGTTTACGAAAATCGCCTTCAATCAGCTCGTTATCAAGCTGAATGGCACCGTTGGATGCCTGGTTGAAAACTTCAAGGTTGTCCTGTCGGCGCTCAAGAAAGGCGGTTTGCGCCAGATCGTCATAAATAACCAGATCGGAATTTACAGTAGTCATGAATTAACTCTCTTATTTTGGCAGTCGCAGATAGGCCTGCTGACCATGTTTACGGATATAGGCAGCTTTATCGCTGGCACTCATTTCGGAACGTTTCAGGCTGCCGATTGCGCTCTGCTTATGACCACCCGCGCCCGTACCCTCGGCACGTGGAAACAGGTGTGGGGCGGTTTCCTTGAGCGACTCCGCCCACTCTTCAGGGGTGAGAGGGGTTTTGCCGTCCTTGCCGAACAGGATGTCGCCATTCGCATCAATGGCCACGGCCTCGCCTTCGTCGTTGAGCTGGAATGTGCCCTTTGCCCGCAGGATCAGATCGTCCGATGCTTCTGCCAGCGCCCCGGCTTTTGCCGCAGCGGTGCGGATAGCATCAGCCAGAACCCGGTCACGGAATTTACTGGAAAATGCCTCCGCTTTTTCTGCGCGTTCGTTAGCGGCTTTGATTTGCTTTTCAACGTCCGCACGCAGGCGTTCGGTTCGCTTGTTAAGCACTTCGTCAATTTTCCCGGCAGCAATCAGCTTTGCCTCTTCGTCGTCGGAAAAACGCTTCAGAATGCCCCTGACAGCTTCGGGATCGATGCCCTCAAAGCTTGCCAGTGCCTCTTTTTGTTGTTTGATAGTGCCCAGCAGTTCTGAATTTTTATTTTTAAGCCCGGTAACAGCGCTGTTAACCCGTTCATTGATGATGCTCTCAATTTCAGGCGTGATTTCCGGAGTGTTTACGCCGTCACCGGCACCACCACCAGCACCGCCGTCATCACCTGCCGCTGCGTAATATTTGATGAACATATTTCGAAAATACATAGTGCTCCCCTCGGGAATGTTGCGGGCTTCGCCCAATAAAAAAGGCCGCCCTGGGCGACCTCATCGTGTCCGGAATACGTTGCCGGACGGGATTAAGCTACATCTGTCTGTTTCAACCTAAGTCACTTAAAAAGCGTGACTGTCACGCTCCCGTAATTGCTCAAGCGTCAGCCATTCTCCTTTGTCGTTAAAAAATTCATCGAAGGTTATCTCCCCGTCGCGCATCATTCTGGCTCGGTTTTCTCCCAGCACCTGTACCTGTCTGGTGTAGGGTTGTCGCTGAAGCCATTCACCGTATGTCGTGCCTGCCGGTACCTGGCCGTCCATTGATGCACGCGTGCCCTCGTCCATGTCATCCACATCAATCCCCAGCTCACGCCATGATTTCAGCACCAGCGTTTCTGTGGAGCGACAGCAGAAGTGGATTTTTCCCGGCCCCTGCAGATACGGAATCTGATGTCCGACCGGCTTATTGTCGAGCGTGTACTGGTGGCGATCCCTGACCATACAAAGCGGCGTGGTTCTGTTATCCAGTGTTGACAGCCACTGTTTACAGTCGATGATGTCGCTGTTAGCCTCCGCGAAGCTGTTGCGCGCTGTGGCTGCGAGGTGACTAACCGCAGTTCTGGCAATGCTCATCGCGTTAGCCCTGCTCATCTGAAGCGCGCCATCCCGGTAACCACGGTTTACATGCCCCCGCACAAGACGGGCGATCTCTTCAGTGGTATCCCCAGCCAGATAACCACGCCGCACCGCGTTGAGTATCCGTGTCATCCTGTCGGCCTCAAGGCCGCTCACCCATTCACTGAGCAGCCGCCCCTGAAACGGCTGGGCCATCGCAGCCGCATAAACCATATCCGGGGTGATGGCCTGTAACGGGTAATGTTTCAGAACAGGATCGGGAAGCAGCGCGTCAAACAGGCTCAGCTGATAGCCCGCCTCATGGCGAGAGAACGCCATGAGTTCGTCAGACAAACTGTCCTGCATTACAGCGACAGCCTGCCGGTTTAACGCTCTTACGCTGCCAAGCAGGGATTCGAGCCGCTTAACGGTAAACCCCTCATGCGGCATTTCATCCAACGCCACCAGCAGGCGTGCTGACAGCTCGGCATCTGTGTCATTGAGCGTCTTCAGCATCCGGTTCGCCACACCGGCACCGTAACGCGACACCCAGATGGCATGTGCTATGGATTCATCACGCAGGCGTTCGTTAACTGTTGGCACGGTTACCACCCAGCATCACAGGTTCACGATTATGCAGGGCATCAATAACATCATTCGGATTATCTGCCGGATCGATAATATCCAGCCGCTGCATTACCCGAACCATATCAGTGTCACGCAATGCGCCGGTCTGCCATGCAGAAACAATGGCGGAAAGCATGCCGGAATCGGCAACGCGAGCGATGAACTCCTGATTGACTGTGTATGTCGCGTTTTGCTCCTGCCCCATATAGCGGCAACACCAGTTCGTTACCCGTGAATAGGCTTCTGAAACATTCGATACGCATATGCCCAGGACAGAGGTGGATGCGGACTGCTCTCCGCTGGCCTGCGTTGCGGTTTTTGTTGCGCTGCTTTGCTCAATGAGCCTCGCACCCAGGGCGATCATGTAATCACGCTTACTGTCCATGGCTTCTTTAGCCAGCATGTTGGGTTGTGCCTGGGCGTAACCAAAACTGCCCTCTTTGGGCAGCAAAAGCGGCGAGCGTGAGCCAACTTTTACTTTTTGTTTTTCCAGGTTGTCGCGCCAGAGCGTATCCAGCCCGGAAATCCAGGGCTGAATCTGGCCGCAGAAAAACACGCTGTCCTCATAATCAGCACTGTTGCGGTAGTGTCCCAGATTTATTTCAGCCAGCGCCGCAAGTGGGGATTCATCAATCGTCTCGTCGTTATTTTGTGCCCCGACGAACGTGAACGGGATTTCATCCCAGTATTGTTCCCCTTTAGGACGGGGATAATACTCGCTGCTGATTTCATACGGGCCGCTACAGGTTTCACCACTGCGGCGCCATACCCGGCATACAAAGCGCCCCTGTTCCAGAGCCAGCTCACGGTACTGGATGCTGTCCTTGTAGCCATAGCCATCCGGGATTTCCATGCATTCGCGCAGTACCACCAGCACCAGGTGATTTCGCCCGTTAATGCGTTCAGTTCGCCAGTTGATAATATTCTCGGCCTGATAGCTGAGAATAATGGCTTGCTCGCCATCCTCTGCATAATCAACGTAAAGACCATGCCGACCGGCCTCCAGCACATTCTCAAGAACGCACTGGGATTGCTGGTAAATACTGGTTCCGGCACCGTCAGCATTTTCTTTCAGATATTCCAGCTTTGCAGGAGCGGAAAGCGTCGGATTCTTGCGGAACGCCATACCCAGCAGCCCGTTTTTCGTGTTACCGGTTATCGTGTAAAAAACAGCACGGGTACGATAATCCTCATTGCGTTTTCTGTTGCGTGCTGATTTGTCGGTCGGATCGAGCATCGGCAGATAGATATGCCCTTTGCGTTTTATCGCATCAGAACCGCGGCATACATCCCGAACCATCGTCCACAATTCACATGCGGCCCTGTGCTCGGGGCGCTCAAAAGTAATATCGTGGTTTGACATCAGAAAGTGGTATCCAGTGAGATTGAGAAGGCTGGTTTAACGATGGGGAACTGTTTCACGATGAAATAACCAGCCCCGTCGTTGGGGTGGTCATTGCCGCTCTTTTTATCGGGCTCCCCGTTTTTATCCCATACCTGTTGTTCAAGACAGTCGGCATAGACAGGACAGCGGGCTACGTTTACCTTATAGCGCCGTTCACCTTTGGCATTACAGAACATGGCATTCATGGCGTTGATGCGGTCTTTTACTGGCGGGTTTGCCTCATCGACAATGACGTTGAACCCTGCCTGGCGAAGCTGCACTATATCAGTTTTGCTGGCGTTATTGGATTTTCTGGAATCGCCCGAAGCATCCGGGTAAATGTAAATTTCGCGCACCTTGCGGTAATCATTGCCGTCATGCAGCCAGAAACGCTCCTTGATGATGCGTATCATGTCTGGTGTGTCGTATGCGTTGATAATTTCTGTCACGGCATGAGGTAAGCCATACCGCAGCACATGAACAATCCCGGCCATCTTCCCGACGTTAAAGTCCATGCCGATATAGAGAGGCTCACCAGGCTGCTCTTCTTCGGTGGAATTATTCAGAATCCGGTTGAACTGGTGGTAAATGGTGCCGCTGGTAAGGTTGGTGAACTGACCGTTCAGGTACGCCTTAATTAACTCTGACGGATAGCTCGCCATCAGGGAGGGAATGTAATCCTCCGGCAAGTTCTTTGCGTTATCAAACGTGGAAGCCTGTACCAGACCATAAAGGGATTTAAGCTCCGGTTTTTCCCTGACTGCTTTGACAAACTGGTTATAGACAAACTTAAAACCTTCCGGCGTCGTCGTGACATCTATGCCGTTCCGTAAACCCACTACTTTGTAACGCATTCGCGCGATGATTTTACGCCAGGCGTGCCGGGCCTTATCCGCTTTCAGTACGTCCAGCTCGTCCACCAGCGCGTTACCGATTTTGAAGCCAACTATGGTCTCCGGCTTCTCCATAGAGCGGCAAATGGTGGTTCCTCTGTAAATCCGGCCTTGATAAAAATGCACCTCTTTGTTGCTCTCGTTGACCTGTACCTTCAGACCCCAGTCATGAGCTACCTCTTCAACGGTTGGGTAAAAAATGTCACGGATTTGTGGGTACGTTGGCGCGAAATAGCCCTGGTTGATTCTGGGAAACTCCCAGAAGCCTTTGCAGAGACCACCACAGCCAACCCACGTTTTGCCCGAGCCGAACCCGGCGACATACGCTTTAAATTTCACATTCATCGCAAGGAAGCGCGACTGGGGCACGTTAAGCGTTGGTGATATTTCCATCGTCACCCTCTGCTCGTGCATCCACTACGTTGATGTTAATAGCTACTGGCGTTGGTTCGTTTTGCTCCGGCTCCGCAGCCAGCTCCTTGCGTAGTTTGTCGGCATCAAGCGTTGCTTTCTCAGCAGAAGCCATTCGATGTTCGATAGCGGCTTTGGTCAACTCCAGGGACTCTATCCTCGAGGTATTTCGGTGCATGGCCTTTTGCGCTGCACCGATGTCTTCCAGCAGCGTTTTCCTTTCCTCGTCTTCAGCGTATTCAAGCGCAGCACTCCAGCGGCCAATGTTCTCAGCAGCCGTCAGGTTCGCAGCCCTGAGCCAGAAAAGCTCGTCGTCGAGGGTAAGCAATGCCGCGTCCTCAGTAACTGCGTCGGGCAGAAGCATTCGCCGCGCGTAACCACCATGCTTAAGTGCATGCTGGTTGCCGGGCTGAAATGGGTTTGTAGGAGGAGACGTCCGTTTGCCGCGTATCGGTTTCGTTTTTGCGGGATGTTCATCTGCCGTATGCGGACTTTTTTGCGCCACCCCCCTGCTTGCGAGCTTTGCAGTGGTAAGCGTACTTTTTGCCTGCGTACCTTTTTTGCGTAACTGCGTACCGCCTTTGCGTACCCATTCCAGCTTTCTGGCTTTCTTCCTGATAGCCCCTTCTGTTACGCCATAAAGAGCGCCAATTTCACGGAGACTCATTACCCCGGCCCGGTAAGCCGACTCAATGGCCCCCCAGTCCGGTTTTGCCATATACCCCTCTAAAAAAATTTTGTGCCGATCCAGTAACAAATGACCTGACTTAAGATCGTCGCTTTATAAATGGAGGCCCAAATGAAAGAAGATGTATTACTTAAAATCATTTCCTCTCGTAGCCGTAATGGCGCGTTCTGTATGTCACGCCATCCCGTTACCAGTGAGGATGACCTGAAAGGCACAAGTATCGCTACCAGTGCCCGTTTAGCTGCCGTTCGTGGCATTCTGTGTGCACAGTTTTATTGCTCCATATTTCCACCAGCGAATCGCCCAAAAAACCGCCCGGAGGCGGCATTTAATAATTAAGTATTATCGCAGCCCATCAGTGAGGGGCTTTTGTAAAACCTGAGATGAATTTAAGATAAATAAACGGTTGTGCTGGGGAATGCGAAGTCTGCTTTGCGGCTATGAACAATATCAATTATTTTTAAGTAGACTTTTTGTTGAACATCAAGCCATTCACTCCAAACCGTTGTATGAGTGAAGCAATACACCATGATGTTTAATGAAGAATCACCGAACCCGTTAAAATATACCAGTAGCGCCTGGTTTTTATCTATATCAGGATCCTGACGAAGAAAATCGCGGATATCCTCCACGATAGCAGTAATCTTATCGGAGTCCTCGTAGCGCAAACCAACCGTGGTTTTGATTCGTCTGTTAGACATCCTACCAGGATTCTCTAAAGAAATGTCAGCAAAAACAGAATTAGGCACATACATCGGCCGATTGTCGAAAGTAATTACTTTGGTCAAGCGCCAGCCAATCTCCTCCACAACACCCTCAATATTTCTATCGGGTGAACGAATCCAATCACCAATTTTAAAAGGTCTGTCAAAATACAGCATGATGCCAGAAAAAAAATTACTTAAAATGTCTTTACTGGCCATGCCTACAGCAATGCCACCTATTCCTCCGAAGGCGAGCAACCCAGAGAAACTCATGCCAAAATGCTGACCTAATACCAGTAAAGTTACTAATACCATTGCTATCTTTAATACTCGAGAAATTACTCGAGAATCAGTTATATCATGCCCTTTATCAATCTGCCTGACCTCGAAATAATTTATGGTTAGAAATGCCTTCCTTAAAAATAAAAAGCCAATCAGCAGCATACTAAAAAGACTTACTGAAGACCGTGAAAAGTATTTAACATCACTACCATCGGCTAACACTTTAAAATAATCGCTAATAAGAAGAATAATGCATGAGCACAAAACTAAGCTCAACAAATGCCCCATAAATACATAGCGCTTCCCTCTGAAGCTGATTCCGCAACAATTAATGTAAACCATCAAAGGCACAGCTAAAACAAGAAAGATTATGCCGAGCGAATTGTGAACTAAAAATCCATATGACATTGATAACTCCTCTTCTGACATACTACATTTAAATATTACCTCCTCGCTTTAATAAAAAACACCCCTGAATGAAGGTTAACACCTGCTTGGTTAGTATAACTTACCCCTATCAGTTTTATTACACCCGCTCAGTGAAAGGCAGACTTAATGCCGGAAATCAGTTCTGGCGACACTGCGGTATGCCATCATCATTCTCGCAAACTTGTGCAGAGGCTTCGAATAACTGGCGCGCCTCCTCCGGACTACAGTAGCCCACCAGTAAAAATGGCACCAGCATTGGCGCAGGGGGTCATTTCCCTGGCCCTGTCTGGCATGAAAATTGGGTTTTCGAAAATTTCACAACGTCATAATAAATTAGCGGAAATATCTTATGGTTCCTGTTATGTCAGCTTAATATACTAGACAAGTAACGAAGATGCAGTTGCATGCCCTCAGCAACATCCGGATTTCATGTCGCCGAGGGTATCTTTTCTTCACAACTCCACGCGCTCTTTCAGCAATAAGATAACATCTGCGCCCGCCTCGCCTCCCGCTGTGGCATTAGACTTATCCAACCATCATCAGCCAGGCCATCCACGACACCAGCGGTTTATATGTTGCCTTATTCCTGCGGTAAAAAAAGAGCACCAGCACGATTACGGTACACAGCGCCACATTAAGCAGACCCGGAATATCACTGAGCATCTCCACCACCACCTCCCCGCATGCGGGCAAACAACCCTGAGACCAGCGAGGCAATATCCTGCTGGTGGATGAATGACAGTACCTTTACAGACACAACGGCCACCAGCACCGCACACAGCGCATCAACGGATTTACTGTAGAGTCCCAGCCCTTCGATCAGAAGGGACGCCAGTACATCCGCTCCCAGCACGCCGACAATAAACGACACAAGGAAATGAGCCGCCACCCGCCAGACCGAGAGCGCCTGTGGCAGTGTGGCCACAAACAACGCTCCGGCGAACGCACCAAACACCATCCCGAAATCCGTTCCGGTAAAGAGCCCGTATACAGTCACTCCGCCTAGCGCTGCAGCTGTGCCGGAACCGGATAAGGGTTCAGACATGAGCTTCTCCTGTAATAATAAAGAGCTGAGTGCGCTCTTTATGTCAATAATATTCTCCTGAAAGTTCAGGCTGTAAAAGGGCTCGCCTGAGCGAGCCTGCTTTTAAAATAACTCATATAAAAAGCCATAAAAAGAAATGGAGCTTGGCTTATATAACATAAGCATTTGGCTCATTCTTTTATATTTAACCTAATTCAATTGACCATACTTCATTCGGCGTCGTTTTTGTAGTAGAGCATATACTGACAGGAACCCCTGAAATGACTGCCAACATAGCTAGGTTATTTGCATCACGGATAATTGCGTTTTCAGGATAATATTGCGCGCCTGGAATGCGCCACACATTTCCACTTTCAGAAACAACATACATACCTTTATGTTTGGTATTGGTATCAGCGGAATACTTTGTTAATACCTGTTCTTCCCATAAAGTGCCACTGGTTGCCTGACATGCTTTTCTGAATTCGTTACTCGCGCCAGCATGAGCCGTCAGGGAAACAAGCCCCATAGCGACACAAGTTGCTTTAAATAAATTTACGATTTTCATATTTCACTCACTTATTACTAAAAAAATACCTGCATTTAATGACCGTAACTTTCGTTTAAAATTTGTTAAACGATTTTTCGAAAGCCCATTAGTTATTGCATTACACGTTACTGAGCGTAATTCTGATGCGCACTGCAATGGGGCATGCGATCGCCACGGTTCTTCCCTCCAGGCCTGATGGCCGTCCGGAAAACCAGCAAGTCTGTATCCATCTTCATTTGTTGCAATATCCAAGCCTCTGAATAAATCAGATCTGTAACCAGGGTTTCTTGTCATTCCTCCTTCAATAACTCCGAAATGAACATAATACCATCCAATTATTTGTGACCATGGCACTCCACCTAGTGCCGCGACTTCATTTTCATAGGGGTGAGGACTGTACTGTCTTAAAACGCCATTCACATCAAACATATTTGGAGCAGGGGCGATAACATATATATAGTACCCACTTACACCGCCAAACATGTTTTGCCCTATATTATGTGCCTGTGTTAATGTGCGTGTCGTTGACACATACCCATCATCATAGCGCGTATTTCCTGTAGGAGCCCCTCTTACATGATCGAACAAATTAATATTTTGTGGAGTGCCTCTTTCATAAGCTTCATCCTGTCCCCTAGCCAACAACCCTCCCGACTTTTTTACTTCCTTAGGTGGGCGACTGTCTGCCCTAAAAAGTTCATCCGCATTAACGTTGGTAGATATTGCACACGAGGCTACAATCAAAAGGCAAAACATTCTAGAGATAATATTCATACATTCGACCATTTTAAGTCACACAAAAAACGACAATCCAGATAAAGCTTCAAACACTCACATAATTAACCCCCCTGCGACTCTCAATATCAAGAGAATTTTAAAGATGACTATAATAAGACATTATCTAAAACATTATACGCATTATTAGTTGTTATTTATTATTATTACAAAGCGAGATTAACCTATTCATATTTTATTATTCCAGGTTGTATATGAGTTTGACATATCGTAGCCAATCGACACTATCGAAAGTATCGTACCGTACAGTTGACTGGATTTAATGAAGACTACAGAAATAACGGCAATGGCAATAAAATTCGTGGAATCATATTCCACGTTGCTATTTTATTTACGCCTGAGATATTACATAAAAAAACCCGCCGAAGCGGGGAAAATCACGTTATGAATGATTAAGACCATCTCTGATGAAATGATGGGAGATACTTGCTCCCATCATCTTCAGTCTGAGTGGATCGACTTACAATGTACTGGAGCGGGCAGCGGGAATCGAACCCGCATCATCAGCCTGGAGGGCTGCGGTAATAGCCATTCTACGATGTCCGCATATGGTGCCGATTGCCGCCGCATGCTGAGTTAAATCGGCATGAATGATTCCGCATGGAAACAGAGCAAAACTGGAAACCAATTGGAATTGGCACAAATTATATTCATCAAATAAAGTCAAGATACATTTATAAAATAATTAACCATCTGGTTTTCATGGAAAATTAACCATACAACACTCATATGGATTAACAGAAACGAAAAACCCGCTCAAAGGCGGGTTCTTATATTTTGGGCAATAATATCAAATTAAACTTAACTCTACCGATAAAAATCTACTTTTGCAAGTGATGACGTTAAATTTTCACGTTTTTGTTTTTGCCGTTTCTTGCTGGCATTCAGCAGCGCGTCGGCATCGAGTCGCACGAATATCTCCCGTATCGCTTCCCAGTGGTGAGCGTAGCTTTTCCACCAGTTCTTAGCCGTCACGCCCGCCAGCGCCGCCAGCTCTGTTTGCTGGTAGGTCTTGCCTGCGCCGGGCCCGCCTCGCAGCTCGCGTTTAACATCCTGCGCCGCAAGCCATACCAGCGCGCGCAGACGGGCCACGGTTTTGGCGGCAATGCGTTTTCCTACCAGCTCTGCGGCGAATGCCTCCCATCCCCAGCGCACGATCTCCATCTGGTAGGCGTAGCGGGTATTTTCGCCATAACACCACATTAACCAGGCGGTTTCATGTAATTCCAGCGCCAGTACTGCGCGTCTCCAGCTCGCTGTAGCATACTCGACCGGCAGCACCAGCGGAATATGCGAGCCTTTCGCGCGAGACTGGACGCCCGGCACTGGCTCGTTCCAGACGGCCACAAGCTCCCCCGTCTCCGGATCGGTCACTTTCAGCTGCTTGCGCTTGTAGCGGTTGGTGATCAGCTGGGCATTCTCTGCGAACGCCGCCAGTTGGCCCTTTGTGCTGCCACTCAGATCGGCCAATGCAACTATCAACTGCTGGCGAATAAATTCATTAGCGTGAGTCATTTGGGAACCACCAGACCGCGCCGCGTTAAATCACGAAGCGTCAGCACGATGGCGCGATCCATTAGCGCGCGACGCTCCTCTCTCGTCAGTTCTCTGCCGTTATCAATGGTGTGGTGGCAGTCAACACACAGCGCCGCCGTCAGACTATCATCAACCTTGAATCCTGTGCCCTTACCCTCGTTACGGTGAGCAGCCTGTACCCCCCAGCGATTACAAAGCACGCAACATTCTATCTGGCGCACAGCAGCCAGCCATTTTACGCTCCGGTAAATACTCGTCATACTTACCTCCAAACCCGCTGCTGAAAAGTTCTGTCCTGGCGAGGCGGGTGTTTGCTCTCTGGCAGCAGCACGCGAACAGTGAATTTACGGCAGTCAGCAGAAAGATAGCGCTCAACTTTAGCCCCGCGCAGGCGATATCGGGATATCAACTCATCAGCCTCTTCGGCAGAGCAATCAGTATGTTCAAACCAGCCCATACCCATGATTAAGCCTCCTGCCTCTGACGCAACTGCATGTATTCACAGTCGGCCGGAATGGTGAGCTGGCACCCGATACTCAGCGCCCAGGCCTCTATCCGTGTGAGGAAGAAGTTCATATCGCCCGTGTCGAGATCAGATGTGTGCCGGAGGGAGCGGATCGTGGTTTTCTCGCCAGTGATAACGTCGGTCATTTCGCGTTCTTCATAGCCGAGGTAGGAGTGCTTAAGCGCATCTTTTACCCACTCAGGAGTTGCGAAGGATTTGCCGCGTGAAATGAGATACTGGCTGATTTCGCTAAACCACATATGCGCCAGCGCGTTCTGAGAGAGGCTGCGAGACTCGCGCCACGGCCGAAGTACCAGCCGAAAGCAGTCCCCACTGGTGAGCAATGGTTCTATTTGCTTACCGATTGCAGTGAAGTTGGATTTATGGAGACGGATGCCGTCTTTAAGGAGGTTCACGCTTCACCTCCGCAGAGGTAAAACGTTGAATACAAAAAGCCGCCGTTTCCGGATGATACCTGAATCGGTGATGTAGTAAGGAAATTAATACTTTCAAAATGCGCCATGGTGTCACTCCGTGGCGCAGCAGGTAACGGTTGTTCAGGCCGTTAATTAAATATTATCAGAAGGCGAGGTTACCTGGTAGCCAAGCCTTCTGATAAATCGAATGAAGCCATTCGGCGTAAAAACCTCTTCATCGTCTGTCAGTGGGCGCACTGACATCACGCCATTAACACAATACAGTAAATGTCGCTTGGACAGCACAATACTGTGAATTACACGGCCATCAGAACGCCTGACAAGGTCGCACCACTCGTTTTCAGTCTGCGATGGATTTTTCATATTTTTACTCCCTCCGTGAGACTTACAGCCTAATTAAAAACATCGGCAGCAGCACTAGGGGGAACATGCACATCCTCCAAAAGCGCGCCGCCGGATTTGCTCAATAAAATCAGTCGCCTGCGCTTTCCCACACCTCTTGAATTAGTTCTTCTATTTTGGCCTTATCTTCCTTACCTGCGCCGTAAATGTTCAGTCCGTCTGAACCGGCACGGCGAATCACCAGGTGGCAATCCGCATACAGTTTACCCAATCGTCCTGCCAGCTCTTTTTCCAGTACTGGTCCAGCCCCAGTTGGAAGTGATTTATTGCGATCAATGGTGAGCTCAATTTTCATAACATCCTCCATAGAACACTGTACATATAAACAGTACATGAAGGCGCGGGAATTGTTCAACCCCTTAAAAGCACTTTTTGCCAAAACCATGACATTGAAATAATTGATGATTTTATAAAAAAAGGCCTGACGGCATGTTTTTGAAATCGATGAGCAGGCACAAAAAACCCGCCGAAGCGGGTTTAGTATGGGTGCATTGAGGATACCTTACACATCAGAGGTGGCGGGGACTTCTCCCCGCCTGCTTCTTACTCCTCAGATTCGTAAGCTGTGAAGACAGCGACCTCCATATGGCCGGTTCGGATTCGTACCTCGCAGAGATCTTTCCTCGTTACCAGGACCGCCATAACGGCAGTAATACAGATGACGATCAGGGCGATTAGTATCGCCTTTGGCTGCTTCATAGCCTGCTTCTCCTTGACCCAAAGGTCCGTAAGAGGCTAATCTTTATGTGTCGCATATAGATATGGCCTCGGTGAATGTTAAGCGTCTTGCAGGACGCTGAATGTTTCCGGGGCTTTTCTCTATCTGCCTTATAGTGTTCATGCCCGAGGCAGATAGCCTCAAGCACCCGCCGCGATACTACCCGTCATTACCACACAGCGCAATTTCCCAGCTTCCAAACCTCTTACTAAGTATTGAGCTGCATTCAACATTACCTTTACGCAATATATAAGCAACCCTAAAGCACATACGATCACAACAAATCAGCAAAAAACCCTGATAAATCACAAGTTTATTGATCTTAACTAGTTAAGGTATCATAAGAAGCGGCTCAGTGGCCGGAAGAAACATTTGGATAAAACAATTTTAAATACACTGTATATGCGATCAGGCTTATAATAATGCACAGGGTAGGCATTTATGGACAGTGACGATATGAAGTTTAGAATAGTTTACGATGGCCCGGCTTTGGACACGCATGAGATGGATGTGCGTGATCTTGCTCCTGCGCTTTTGTCACTATCCGACGCCTTAGAGGAGGCAGGGAGGACTATCTATGGCAAAGAAAAGCGTATATCCGTAAAAGTTAATGCATCTTTCAAGGCAGGCTCTTTCGGCGTTGATCTTATTGCTCATTCAGCATCGCTTACGAGCCAAATAATAGGTGCCTTTTCTGGTAACAATGCTTCTGCCGCCTGTAACATAATCAGTTTGGTAGGATTTGGATATGTAGCATCCAAACAATCATATAAGGGCCTTATTCAACTAATAAAATGGTTAGGGCCAAAAAAAATAAACCGAATTGAGCCTACCTTTGATGGGCGTGCGGAAATCTTCATTGATAATGAAAGTGAAATATTTGACAATCAAGTTATTGATTTATATAAAAACAAAAAAATAAGAAGATCTCTTGAAAATGTCATTACAAGACCTTTGGAAAGAGAGGGAATCGATAGTTTTGCAGTCACCATTGATAATGGTCAAACCTTTGTTGAGGTTAGTAAAGAGGAAGCTTACTTTTTCAAAGTAGGCAGATTTGAAGATACAATTATTTCTGAATCTATAACAGAGCGAGCGCTCCAACCTCTGGATATATCATTTCGAGAGGGGCACAAATGGCAGTTTTCGGATGGTGCCATCCCATTTCAAGCAGAAGTTAGTGATGAAAAATTCCTTAAAGCAATTGATGAGCAATCAGTAGCTTTTGCCAAAGGTGATCTCTTGCTTGTTGACTTGAAGGTGACGCAATACTTGGCTGAAAAGGGAATAAAAACCGCTTATGAAATCGTAAATGTGAAGAAGATAATAAACCCACAAAGACAAATTAATCTGCCATTTTAGATTTCATCCTCACATGTCTACATATTTTTAACCCGGATACCTTGCCGGGTTTTAATATCCAGTGCACGCTGCAATTCTAAGTAGCAAACCTCCAGCTTCTCGAAAACCTCCCATGCCTGATCGGTTTCAAGCATTTTTGCGTGGCGTGCAGCGCCGCGTTCTGTCCAGAGGATGCCGTAGCTTTGTCCTGTTCAAGAACTTCCCCGGCCTTCTCGCCATGCTCTTTCACACGGTCAACGGCGACATCAACGGTTACCTCGCCGGATTTAACACTCTGCTGCACGTCGTGATTTGCCATCGCCAGCGTTAACAGCTTCTCGATGATGGCAACCGACTTGTGAACCTTCTGCGAAATTTCCTGCTTCGTCAGATTGAACGCCGCCAGCTCTTTCACCACGGCGGCCTGCTCAATCGGCGTGAGCGGCAACTGGTTGTTGGAGGTCATAATCCGAGCCACGCAGTCAACGCCATTCCCCTCAAACGGCACGATGGCGATATACTCGACCGGCTTACCGGCGTCACGGCAGCGCTGGTAGCAGCGATGGCGGCGATGCCCCTCGAGAATCCACACACCGCCCTCATCGCGTGGTATCACTTTCAGCGCAGGAACACGCCCACCGGCACAGAGAAACTCAAACAGCTCATCATCGGTCTGGCGGGTTCGCTCGTCGTTCTCACGCTTGTTAAAACCGTCTTTGACATGCACGTCATCAAGCCGGATGAACATTCCCGAATGCAGGCGCTTGATAACGCCGGAGGTAGTCATTATTTTGAATGAACTGGACATATTTAATTCTCACTAAAACAACTCGTTATCTCTGCTAACCACTGAGGCGTCAGACATATCCCGCCGCCTTCCTGCGTCTGTACTCTTCCAGCATCCACTGCGCCGGTGTGACCGAACCGAGCATCGCCGCGTTCGGCTGATAGCGGAGTATTTCACCTGAGCCCGAATCGGGCGTTTTTTGACTCCGGCTTTCCAGCATGCCGACCGGCTCCGGAATTTCCTCGCCTGCCGCCACCCTGCGCGCCCACTCATCAAGTTTTCTGGCGGCAAACTTCTCGACCTCGCTCTCGCTCAGGCACTGCTGGTACATCGCCTGACGGGCATCGCAGACAATCCAGTACAGCAGGCGATGTTTCCACGGAAACGCCTCCGGTCTGTCGTAAAGCCCCTTGTCGCGGTTGTAGCGGTGAAATTCAGCCATCACGTCATCGAGACCTATCCCCAGCACCGTCTCCCCGCTCCTGCACCAGGCGATAAACTGACCCGGCGACGGCCAGAACGGCGACTGGCTGGCGCGAGCCTTGCGCATCCCGGCGACAAGCTGCTTCGCCCGGATGCCGCTTTCGGCAAAGGCTGCAATCCACTGGCGCTTGGTGGCGGCTTCCTGCTCAACTGTTCGCAAATTCGTTTGCGCCGCTGCCGGGAAAACCTGTTTCAGGTTCACGAACAGGTCGTCCACCAGCCGCGCCGCGTCGATGTTAACAACGCCATCGCGATGCACCTGCCGGTGAGTGTCCGGGTCAGCCATTCTCGCCAGGGCATCGCCGTCACGGGCCTGAATGGCCGAAAAAACTCGCTGTTGGTTCATATGAAATTCTCCCACCCCTCAGGACTGTTCCAGTGAGGAACCTGCGCGTCGTTGACGGTTTTTCCCGGCCTGGCAGGCGGTCGGTGTTGCAGGCTCCTGGCGAATTTCTGCTCCCACTGGATTTGAGTGAAAACCCTGCCCTCCGAGATCCAGTAATCCCGGAACGAGGCCAGCTCCGCAGGCGAATACCCCGGCTCCGGCAGAATCACGCCCCACGTTGCCGCCTGCTGTCGGAAATTCGACGACGGCTGCCATGCGGCAGTCATCGGGAATTTCCCGATCGGGTAACTCAGGTCGCCTGGTTGTCCGGTCACCACCGCTGGCGCTGAATCCCCTTGCCAACTGGTCAGAGGACTCTCGCGCGCGATATGTGTGGGGTTTATATATTTATCTTCCTCTTCCTCTGGTAACGCTTTTTGATCCGTTTGTGTAACGCCCGGAGCGTTACACTTGCGTTTCGAATCACGTGATTTTGTAACGCGCTCATTCGTAAGCGCCCGATTTTTAGAGCTTTTTCCGTTGTGCCGCTCGAAGTTCGGTATGGACAGTGCGCCGTCCGTTTCCACAAGCCATCCAACCTGAATCAGCGCATCAGCAAATCCGCGCATAAACGTGACACGATCGATTGCGTTCTTTGTAACGCTCACAGCGTTACACTTTGCGTTACCGTCGATTGTTTGTTGGTCAGTCCATATCCAGAAGCGGATGGCTTTCCCCAGCGCGGCGTCTGGATCAATGTCCAGAATCTCAGCAAGCCGGAAAATTTCGGGCTTGTCCGGTGTGATAACTTCGAGCTTTATCCAGTTTGAAGCCATTTTGTTCTCACCCTGTAACGCTCAGAGCGTTACAGCCTTCTGTTAATGCACCGCCACCGCGTTACCCGCAGGGCCGCCGCGATTCGTCAGGTTGTACACAGCGATCGCTGATGCCACAAAATCATCTACGTCTTTCACCAGGCGCTCGCGCCGCTCAACCAGTTCCCGGTGATACTCCGAACTGTGGCTGCGCATACGAGCCAGCAACAGAGGCGGCATAGCGGCCTCGATTGCCGGTAAAAGCGCCTGGATATTTTCCCGCGCTGCTTTACCGTCGCTCTTAACCCAGCGGAAAATTTTCTGAGTATTTCGCCCCAGGGCTTCCGGGTGCTCATTGCCGTACAGGCGCGGTGATGAGAGACCAAGCCGAAAATACGCATCGACAATTTCAGCAGTCGGTGTTTTTTCAGCGCCAGCAGCAATAGCCCAGGACTTCAGAGCTTCACGGACGTGCTCATGCCTGATTTTCATGATTCAACTCCCTGTCGCTTGGTGTGTTATTTTTCTCCACGGCTGAAGCCTCGCTACCCGATCCTGAATACAGCTCGGGAGGGTATAGATCGGGACGAAGTTCATGCGGCGGAATACCCGTTGCTTTGTAAACGTCCATCACGCGCCCATTGGGAATGATTCCCTTATTACGTTTGCGCCAGTGACTTATCGCCATTGGTGACAAGCCGATCCCCCTAGCCAAACGAGCGTCATTACCGGCGGCAGCCACCGCCTTTTCTAATGCTGTTTTCATGTTCGACTCCATGTTGAGCAAACAAATTAAACATTGTGTTTATATTAATGTCAACACAAAGAGCATTGATGGTGTAAACTTTTGGTTTACAATGTTGATATATGAAAAAAAATACGCATCAAACTGACAACCCACAGGTTCAGCGCCTGAACGAAATCATTGAGAAGAAGCGCCTGTCTAAAGCGGACATAGCGAGGATTTGTAACGTCAGCGCCCAGTCCGTTAACAACTGGTTTGTTCGCGGTACAGTGGGTAAAAACTCAGCGATGAAACTTGCTGAGGCGCTCGGCGTTAGTCTTGAGTGGGTCCTCGGCCAAGATGTGGCGCCGGAAGATGGCCTTAGGCACGATGAGAGGAGACTTTTAGAACTTTATAATCAGTTGCCGAACGAGGAGGAGCAGCAAAACATGCTGCGCATTCTATCAATACGCCTGAAAGAGCTTGATGCACTTTATGAGAAATACATGGGGCGCAGGATTAAGGGCGATAGTTTAGAGGACTAGTCGGCGCCCTGACTAAGCTTAACTTTTTGAAGAAACGAAGAATACCTATCCCCGTAAGCTGAACATTAGGTTTTTCATTCAGATAAATAAGGAAATGCCATGGAACATAATGTAAGTCAACCATATTCTGAGGAAAAACATCATAATGGATATACCAAAATGACCAGCGTTATTTCTCTCTTTAATCATAAGGGCGGGGTTAGCAAAACGACGACTGTCTTTCATCTCGGATGGAAGATTGCCAATTTAGGAAAGCGAGTACTGATTGTTGATGCCGATCCGCAGTGCAATCTAACCGGGTTAACATTAGGTTTAGATGATTACGACTCACTAGTAAGATTCTATGATAACAAGCAAAACACTGATATTTTTAATAGTCTTGCACCGGAGTTTTCCCTGGAAGGAGTAATGCATTCACCACTAACTGCGACGCCTATCACACCTACAAAGAATGATAATCTTTTTATCTTAGCCGGGAACATAAGATTTGCCGAATTAGATACACAAATTGCGACAGCAATGACCAGCAGCAACACACTGCCTGTGCTTAGGAAATTTGTAGGGGCTTTTAATAATCTTATCCGTAAAATGGCTGCCGAAAACAATATAGATATTGTTTTAGTTGACATGAGCCCTAGCGTTTCATCAACTAACCAATGTATTCTTATGAGTTCGGATTATTTCTTAGTCCCCGTATCGCCTGATTTTTATTGCTATCAAGCGATTGACTCCCTAAGTAGCGTATTGCCTAAATGGGCCGAAGAAATCAAGCCATTTAAAAAAGGAGGGGGGTCTCCCCTACCCACCTCCAACCCCAAAATGCTAGGATTCATTACTCAAAACTATCGAATTTACACAACAACTAATCAGACAGGAAATGAAGATTGCGACCAACCCAAACAGATGTCACGCGCATATAGTGATTGGCTTGACAGGATAAAAGAAGTATCTAATCGAAGGCTAGTCCCGGCTCTTGAAGCCTCATCTATGATGATAAAAAAAGAGCACTTTATTGAATCAGTTACACATGACTCCCCTTACCATCTTGGCGGAGTACAGAACTTCAGTGGTCTTATCCCTGTATCTCAGAAGTTATCGAAGCCAATTTTTGAGCTAAGTAAAGAAGATGGAAACTGGTCAGGAGCTCGCTGGATGTGGGAAAAGAACGGAAAAGAAAACGGCATTAAAGTAAACATCGAGGAAGCAGACAGAGTTTATATGGGCTTAGCTCACTCTGTGCTGAATATGATAGCTCTAGATAAAATGTAACTTTCTTTTTATCTTCAGAACCCGGCCAACAAGCCGGGTTTTTTATTACCCTCATCCCGCAAAAAAAATTAAAACAACCTATTATCAATAAGTTAATCGATACTCCGATAAGTGAAAGGGCTTAACCCCCACAATATAAGCAAAATATTGACACAAAAATAAACTTATAGTTTAATGCACTCATCAACACCACCAAGGCAGGACGCCCACGAAGTAGCTGCCCGGAGCATACGAATGCCGGGATGAGGTGGACAGGTTAACGCGCAGCAGGTTTTGTTCCGCGCCCCGGCGTTAAGGGGAACAGAGGTAAGCATGAATAACAACACGCTCATGGAAAAGGCATACGAAGATTACTTTGAAAGCCTTGCCGAAGGTGAAGAAGCCCTTAGCCTCAACGAGTTCAGGCAGGCGCTATCCGGCAAGACAAAAGCAAACGACTGATGAGGTTTACGATGGGCGAGACAGAACTGAAACACGTTATTGCGCTGCTACTGGAAGACGCAAAACGCCTCCAGCAGGTGGAACCAAACGCAGGCACTGAGGCCCGAATCTGGATTGCCCGGAGGGCACTGGCAGAGCATCAAGAAAAAAGAATCGCTGATGACCTGTGCTCGCACATTCAGCGTTTAAAAGATGTGATTGGACATCTTGAAACAGCAACAGAAGCTACCGAAGCCCGGGAAAGACTTCTTGCGGAGCTAAAACTTATCCAGACCGAGCTGAAATGAGTCCTTAATCTCATAAACCACGATTCGTGGATTAGGCCGGATTTGTTGAGCAATATTTTTGGCGAGATGGCCAACGTAAAAGACTGATTCGGTGCCACTTACGTTATAAAACACATATTCGGCATCAGGTAGACTGAAGAAGTCATCGCTACCAGGAAATCTGGCGAATTGATAAAAACCATGTGCTTTCATTTTTTCATGTAAAGCGGTGTAGTCTGCGGTTTCAGAATTACGTAATTCTACGCGAACAGAAAACATAAGAAGATTTATCCTTACTGGTTGTATGGTAACTCCAGTATACCACCTCGCCTGATGTGGCTAAAAGCAGGCACACAACATGAAGCACACTCCATTCTTTTCCGTAATGGGACTGGTGTGTTAACGCAAACGGAGGAGTGTGCTTCATATTGTGGTGAATGCGGCTAAGCGCACGCGGGGAAGGCTGGTTTTTGTTCTCCTTTTCAGTGCAAACCCCGTCTGGTATTCAGGCCTGACCAGGCACCGGGAGGCACCCGGCACCACAATATTAACCATGCCAGTGCAATCTTTGCCCGCTTTCGGGCGGGCTTTCTCTGACTGCACGCTCTTCGTAAAAATATATGGGTATAAAAAGACACTGTTTTTGTACGTCTGAATTTAAACGAGGAAATAAAATGACAGGTCAGCATTATGGAACGCTGGAAGTAAATCGCGGATGTGTTAAACCCGGCATGCTGGTAATGCATAAAAACCGGATATGGAAAGCTTCAGCTAATTACGGCGGGAAGCTTTATTTAAAAACATTAAGCGAAGCTACCAGAACCGAGGCTTTAACGGTCAGCATTCTTCTTGACGGCCACGGCAACGCACTAATCAATTAAGAAACTTTACGTTCAGATTAATAAACAGGCCTTAACCGGCAGGACTTCTTACAACCTGAATAAAGGAATCTCAATATGAAAAATGTCATTGCTGCGAAATTAGAATTAAACCGAATCAGCCACGAGTTTGTTGCATTTCATTGTGGCGGCAAGCTTTCCGGCATTATCCATACCCCGGAATCAGGGAATATGACCGTTATTCTCGATGGCGGTTACCACCTGGGCGAATATGACTGTGCGCGCAGCGCCATTGAATCCGTTGCGGAACTCCTCGGTGAAATACTGTTCGCGGAGAAAAAGGCCGGTATTCCCGTCATGAACAGTGAAGAAATTTTCAGTTACAGCGAGGCTGTTCACTGAAACTCAATAACCCATCGTAGTTTGCTACCAGTAAAGCGCCGGAGATTTTACGCCCTTTTACAGGAGGAATTATGAACCCTTACCACATGCATGATCGCACTGAAGAGAATGCGTGGCAGGAGCACTACTCACACGTCGCACGGGAAAAGGAAGAGGCGGAGCTGGCCGACTTATACGACAGGCAGATTAAGTTTCACCACCTTCATGAATTACTCAGTCACACGCAGGCCGATGCGGCCGCAATTAAGGCCGCATTCGACGATGTGAATTTTCAGGAAAAGGCAGGCGCTTTTATCCGGTATGCCGCCGAAGTTCTTGCCTTTAATCAGACCGAAATAAATATGGAGCTAAGGAGAGAATAATGGCCCTTTTCCAGCGTGCTACAAATACTCAGGCTTTCCTCAAAGCCGGAATCATGGGGTTTGCCGGAGACGGCAAAACCTATACCGCCAGTGAACTGGCGATCGGGCTCGTTCTGCTGATGCGCCAGCGTGGTCTGCCAGCAGGCGATCTCCCTGTGATGTTCCTTGACACTGAAACCGGCTCTGACTGGGTTAAGCCCCGCTTTGATGCTGAAAACATTGAGCTTTACACAGCCAAAACTCGCGCCTTTGTGGATCTCCTGGCTGCTGTCAACGAAGCAGAACAAAGCGGGTCAGCGCTGATAATCGACTCAGTGAGCCATTTCTGGACTGTCCTCTGTGACGAATACGCCACACGCCGCAACCGCAAGCGTGGTCTCGAATTTTCTGACTGGGCGTGGCTGAAACAGGAATGGCGACGCTTCACCGATCGTTTCGTTAACAGCCAGGCACATATCATCATGTGTGGCCGCGCAGGCTATGAATATGATTTTTTCGAGGGCGACGACGGCAAGCGTCAGCTTGCTAAAACAGGCATCAAAATGAAAGCAGAAACCGAGACGGGTTATGAGCCTTCAATCCTGATCCAGATGGAAAAGCAGATGGATCTGGAGTCCGGGCGGGTATGGCGCACCGCGCGTATTCTCAAGGATCGCTCTACCCGTATCGATGGCCAGACGTTCTCAAACCCGACTTTTAAACACTTTCAGCCGCACATTGAATTTCTGAATCTTGGCGGCACGCATTTAGGCGTGGATACCTCCCGCGACAATGGCGAGTTGTTTGCCGACGACGGCCAGCCAACCTGGCAGAAAGAGAAGCGCGCCAAAGAGATCGCCCTCGATGAGATTATTGAGCTACTGAACAAACATCACGGCGGCACCAGCAACGACGCGAAACGCGCCAAAGCCGACCTGCTCGAAAAAGTGTTCTGTTCCCGCTCCTGGGAACGCATTAAGGGCATGGACTGGCCGACCATTAAAGCCGGTCGTAACACGCTGTGGATTGAGCTTGAGGGGGTTGAGTACGCCTTCCCTGCCCCGCAACCAGGCCAGGATACGGCCAGCTTCGATGAGGACATTCCGCAATAATCCTGCCGCTGCCTGATTTGCGGCCAGAGCCAATGATCTCGCTGGCGGAGTTATCCATCTGCAATCAGAAATCCCCGAGGCCAGCGCGCCGTAAAACCGACAAAAATTTCTGCAAGAAGGTCAAGTGATTTTTAAAAATCACATACCACCGTTACAGGCATTTAAAATGAATGAGGTAAATATGGCACTCATTACACTTAAAGAATGGAATGCGCGTCAGCCCCGCCCTCGCTGCATGGAGGTCGTGCGCCGATGGGTTCGGGCGGGAAGAATACAGCCGCCTCCATATATGGACGGCAGAGAATATCTTGTAGAAGAAACGGCAGTGAAAATAAATCCGTTACTGAAAACATCTCCGCAAGCTCCAAGTGGTACAAACCTCAGAGAGAGAATAAAAAATGGCGGCACGACGAAGAAGCGCCAAAACACGCGAACTTCCTCCTAATCTCTATGTTCGCAATGGTTACTACAGCTATCGCGACCCAGGAACGGGGAAAGAATACGGTTTAGGGCGAGATAAACGCTACGCTATTAATGAGGCAGTAGCAGCCAATATGGCAATTTACTCATCCCAGGGCGTAAGTCTGATAGACCGGATTAACAACGTTAGCGTGATAATGTTCGATGAGGTTCTGGCAAATTTCAGGGAGGAAATTGCCAGAAGGAAACTAAAACCGAGCACACTTAAAAGGCACAACCACCAGTTAATGAAAATCACAGATTATTTTTCTGGCACGCCCCTTAATAGCATTGACGTAAGAATGGTGAGCGGCTTTCTTGAAGAAAGAGCGAATGGTGGGAAATACGCCATCGCTAACCAGTTCCGTGCGCTGCTGTCCGATATTTTCAGAACAGCGATAGCTACCGGGCTGACAAGTGAAAACCCTGCGGCTGCAACGAGACCATTCAAAACGGAGCTGAAAAGAAGTCGTCTTCTTCTGGGCGAATACCTGGAGATTCACAAACAGGCAGGACTTATGTCAGACTGGCTGCCGCTCTGTCTCGATCTGGCGCTTGTAACCGGGCAAAGGGAAAGCGACCTTGCGGCCATGCGATGGAGTGACATCGTTGCCGAAAAACTCTGTGTTATACAGAGCAAAACCGGTGCCATGCTTAAGATCTCCACCACCACGGGTATAGACAGACTAGGCGTTTATCTCGATGATGTGCTGGAAAATCTCCGGGCCATTAATGGCGGTCACGATAAAATACTCGGCGGGAAATCAGTTAGTGCAATATCAGAGCGCTTTCGTGCCGCCCGTAGCGCAACGGGGCTGAAGTGGGAGGGAGACCCTCCCCCATTCCATGAGGTGAGAAGCCTGTCAGGGAGGTTATACGCCGAAGAACGTGGCAAAGATTTTGCGCAAGCAATTCTCGGCCATAAAACATCAGCGATGACTGACAAGTACCGTGATGGCCGTGGCCGAGAGTGGAAAGAGATACTCGTATAATTTCGAATGAATTTCGAATGATTTCGGAATGTGCATTTTAATGCATTGATTTATATGTATTTGTTTTTACCTTGTGTTTTCCACATAAACCCGACGGCGTCGAGGCGGACATATTGCGCCCCTTCGCGCAGGTAATGCAGCAGGACATCCACCATTGCGAGCAGCACGACCGGATTAGCGAAATTAAGGTCAATCTGGTCTTCGCTAAAGGTGGTCCACAGATGGCACACGCGCCCGTTCTGCATGGTAAACGGCGTTAATAACGGCAGCGCCCGCGGCCGGGTGACGGCGGATAAATCGGTGCGGGGATCGACATCGATAAAGAAATCTTCATAACCCGGTTTTTGCGCCAGATAATCCGCAAACCATTCGCTTTGCGCGGAAATATGGTTGCAGACAAAATCGAACATCAACCGCGCGTGCTGGTTAAGACTCGCGATATCGCGCCAGTCGCCGCACTGCGGGTCGACGCGGTGATAGTCCACCACGGAAAACCCGTCGTCGGACGACCAGGGATAGAACGGCAAAAGATGAATATGTGAAAAGCGCGGTTTTAACCAGGTTTCAAAAAAACGCTGAAAGGTCGCAAGGCGTTTTTCACCCGGCGCGCTGAACTGATCGGCATAGGTAATTAATACCACATCCGTTTCGTCCCACCCTTTTTTACGTGGTGCGGTAATTTCACTGCGTGTTTGAAAAATATGTTTTTCAAGCGCGCTGAAATGCGCCTGATTAAATATATCGCCATAAATTTGCGCAATCAGACTTTTAATCACGCCAAAATTTATCGCGGCGGTTGTTATTTTTTCCATTGATAACATTTCCAT